TCTCGCTAGATTCTGCCACTACTCCAACAGAGTCTTCCAGTTTAGACTTTAATTCAGCATACATATTATGTAATGCCTTTGGCGTTAGCTTCTTAAAGAGCTTCTCGTCATCATCTAACATTGCATTTCTTACTTGAGTTGCTGAAATATTCTTACCTGTTCTAGGGATTTCAAATAAACCAAAATCATCTCTAACTCCTAAGTCATCTCTATATTCTTGCTTATCTACTTGATAACCATAAGTCTTCATTCTATCACTTCCTGTTCCCCATAATACTGGTTCGTATTTTGGTCTCATTGCATTAAACATAGTGTCAATACCTCCAGTTGGAATTACGAAAACTTCTTCAATTGGATATTTAGATTTTAAAGAGTTAATCATTGCTACTTGAGTTGCCTCATCATAAGGTCTTTTAAATGCATCCTCTTTTTTCTTGTTCTTAGCTTTTACTAATAAGATTACTACCGGGTGTCCATTTTGCTTATGAATAGTTTCGACTACTTTAGCATGGCCTAGTGTAAATGGTTGGAATCTACCAACAAACATATTAACTAATTTCTTACCTTGTTCTGGGTAATCTACTTTTAACGCTTCAGTAATTGGACTTACTTGAGTGCTAATTTTCTTATTAAGTAAATATTGATTAAAATTCATGACATCATTTTCGTTAGCTTCTGCCATGATTAAAGAGTCTATCTTTTCTATAATTGAATTAATGTTATTCATTAGATCTGTATTAATAAGATCTGTCTCTTTATTTCTTTTCTTTCTAAAACTACCTAATGTTATTTTAAATAATTCGGAAAGTATTTTATCTTGTACTAGAGTTAGTGTTTTTTCGTTCTGTAAAAACTTATGATTTAATTCAAACATAGGTGATTCTGAAAAATCTGCAGAATCAAATTTAGCACCAATATATTTAGTTGCGTTCTTTTCAATATAGTTATTAAAAACTTCTGACATTAATTCTAAATATCTTTTGTCAGTTTCCTCTTCTGTTAATTTAATATCTTCAAATTCAAATTGAGTTAAGTGTTCTACAATATCTAATATTGTAATTTGATACATGTCAGATGGTTTTCTATCTTCGCTTGGTTTTTTATTAAACTTCTCTAGTTTAAATGATTGTAAAGATTTGCCATCATGAAAATTAACTATAAATCCTGCAACATCCTTTGAAAGATTATTCATTAAAGTAGATTGCTTCATGTTCTCATTAAATATACTAAATACAGCTCTTGTAAATGAAGGCTTATCTTTATCTTCAAACGTCTGTTCAAATTCATTGATTGACATTGATAACATTCTTTTAAGCGCATCTTTTTGGCCTGAATGTAATTGACCTTCAAATATTACTGGAGGTGGACCAACTTCTAATATGCCTGCCCACTTCATAAGTACTTTACTATCTCTAATTACCTTTCTAACCTTATTAGGATTAGAAGGCTGCATTACTTGTATATGTGTTAAGATTAAATTGGATTTAGGTAATATGTCATATTCTATATCCATTGTTTTACTATCACCAACATATTCAAATCCAAATTTCCAATCAAATGGCATATCATCAACAGAGTCTTTTGATACAGATTTAAAGTGTCTAATTGCATTTTCATAATATCTAACAATAGTACGATCTACTACATTCATAGGATCTTTAGATCCTGATTTATAGTATAAAAAACCATTACCATTTCTTTGAACATGAAATGATGAACCATTAATTTTTTCAGTTACAATACATTTGTTACTTAATAATGTATCAATGTCTGAAATATTAGCTCCTTCAAAATATGTTTTTAAATTATGTAGTGCCATTATCTTCCGTATTTTATGATACCCATTAGCTGGTTAATCGCAGCAAAAGTACCTGTTAGTTTAAAGGTTTTTCCTTTAAATTTAAAGACCACTCCTTCTGTTGGGATGATAGACTCAATACCACCAATTCCCTCTAGTCTTTTTAGTTCTTTTTCAACCTTTTCAATTTGAGTAAGGTCGCCATTCTTTTTAATCTTGCCAGCTTCAGTTCTAATCTGATTATGTAATCTTGCTTTCTCAGCATCTGGATTAGCAGCTACAAAATTAGAAGCGTTCTTTAAAACATCTGCACCTAATTCTAAAAATAGATTCTCAAAAGGTAAAATGTTTTCTTTATACTTCTTATTTCTTTGACCATCAAAATCTTTAACAGCCTTATTTTGTTCCGGTGTTAATTCCTTCTTTAATGCAGTTAACTTAAGTGTCTTCTTATCTAAGTAAGCCCATCTTAAAAGTAAACCCTCTTTATGTGCAGGGTCTAGGTCTGCAAAGTTCTCTTCGATTTGGCTTCTCCACCACATCTCGTGATACATTTTAACCTCATCTTGATCTGATAGACTATAAGTATCTCTTAGTTTATTTATTGCCTTTTCGTAATAGCCGACTCTCTCATCAAAGTTAATGTCTTTTCCTAACTTTAAAATTTGAGGGGGAATTATTGTAAACGTCTTTTGAACATCTGACTTTAATTCTTTAAGAGCTTTAACTAAATCACCAGCAACATTTTGCTTTCCAGTTTGATTACCTTCACCATCAGTCTCTACAATACCATGAAATTGAATAACATCTCTGTCATAATAGATAACATTAGGATTTTTAGAGTAAATTAGTTCCATATTAACGAAATTCAATCCGTTCGCGAACATTGATTGATCCTTAAGCGCTGGGAGCGCCTCTGCTAGATCTTTAGCAGCAAAGATATATGTTTCTTCAACCAGCTTTGACGCGTGGCCAGTAAACATCTTAATGATACCATTTAGGTCTAGTGGATTTATCATTTGCCCTTTATTTCTGGCAAACATTGCTTGACCATCTTTTACAGTTGCAAATAGGTTTTGACCATCAGTCTTTTCAGTTGCAGCCTCTTCGAAATCTAACCCACCTTGTAATGAAGATTTAACAATAATCTTGAAATCTGCAAAAGTTAATGAGTGGTCATCGAAAGGGTGCATCATGTGTCCTGCTGCTCCACCTTCAAATATGAAATCCTCCAAGCTGTTCACCTGGAGTTTCTCGTTTAAAAATTCTGTAAAATTAGTGTATATCTTCATAAGAAGTCTTAGGCTTTTTCAGTTTCTTCAACTTCTTCTTTTATTACTGGGAAGTTCTTTCCGTTAAATTCAAATTCTTCAGCATCTTCTTCAATTGCTTTTGCTCTTGCTGCTAAAAATGCATTACCTTCATTCATTACAGACTCATTAGCCCATATCAATTCAAATGCATCTACAATTTTTTGAGCAGTATCAATATGTCCGAATCCGTCTAAGAATAAAGCCATACCTTCAACAATACCGATACCTGACCATCCTGCAGCGGTTGCTATGAATGCTCCTTTATCATCTAGTAAATTAATGATTGTCTTTTTACCAACTGGAACTGACATACCACCAAGGCTATCAAGTTCTACCATTACGGTTGTGATCTTACCTTTGATTGCTTTACTTACTGGATCTCTATAAGAGTGGAAGTTAGCATCTGTTAAAGCCTCTGCCATCATATATTTACATACTCCTAAAATAACGCCAGGTGCTGCTAACGCAGGGTGCTCCATAAAGAATTTCTCTATTGATTTATTTACTTTCTTAGCATCTCTTGCATTACCTTTACTTGGTTTGAATGCTTCATTAACTGCAGATTCGCTAACAGTAAGCGACTCGAATGCTGGTAAAAGTCCAGTTTCAGCGTAAACATCTGCCATATACCAGCTGCCATCTCTTTGGTCAAATAAATAGACAAATTCAGCACCCCCTTTCTCAGACGCATCTCTTAAAAAATCATTTATTTTTTTAGCATCACCATCTAGTGTGGTTTTATCTCCGTAAAAGTTAATCTTACTTGGGTCAGCTTCTAAACCAGAAGCCCCACCTTTCTTTAATAAAGCGCTAACGCCAGATCCATCTTTGTAACCCTTTTTAATAGTAGGTAGCATGTGGTCTGGATAACCGTCGTAATGCATGTATACTGCAGAAATCTTACCTCTTTTATTGATAATACCTATTTGAGAACGTGTGCCTTCTTCAATAATTGCTATTGCTTCTGAAATTTCTGAAGCACCTAGCTTTTCATAGAATTTAGTTTTATCCTCTTCTTTAAGCTCTTTAACAGAAGTTACTCCGAATTCGCTTAATAAAGATTTAAATTGATTTGCAGCAGTGTCTCTTGCGATTGATTGTTCCTCTTCTACTTTTGCTGCTTTTACAGCTAAATTAGACTTAGCAAAGTCTTGAAAGGATTGTAGTTTGTGTGAACTCATTTTTATTAAGTTTATTTTATACTTTCTTGTACTATAGTATTATATATCTCCATCAAATTGCACATTTTTTACCTCAAACGGAAACTTCTGTTCCTTATAGATCTTTTGGCGTGCTTTTGAGTGTCGAATTAAATAATTATCCCAATCAGGGGAGGATAAGTCATCTACAAAATCAATAATGTTTACCTCTGATTTGGTATGATGTTTTCTTAAACCTCTACCAATTGATTGTCTAATTATGACTTCCGATTTAAACGATTCTGTAAAGAATATGTTGTGGATTTTATTAATCGAAATACCGGTCGAGAAGGTACCATAAGAGGCAACAATAACCACTTGAGCGCCTGCTTCCATCTTTTTCTTGTATTCTTCTCTAATGTCTTTGTCGGTATTTCCATCCACGTAGTATATTGGTTTATCACTATCTTGGCGTAGCTTTTCATATATTCTTTTACCGTGTTCAATCCTGTGGAAAAGAACAAGACTATTGCCCCGTACTCTGGAAATAATGTTTGTAATGAAAGCAAGACGCCCTGTTGAATTAATAACATAATTGCTTTCAAATTTGTATACATCTTTGCTCTCATATCTATTTTGGGACATCTCGTAAAAAGCGTTCTTAGTACTTTGTGGAGCATAATCCATTTTTATTACCTTTACATTACAACCAGCAATATGGCCTTCATCTTGTAATAGTGCTGCTGTAATTTCTGTAATCACCGGTCCGGTGTGAGCCATTAAGGTTAGTCGATCTAAAGTCTTTGCCTTTGGAATTGTACCTGAAAGACCAAACCTATAGTTGGCTGCTGTACATTTCTGTAGGATAGTTTTAATAGAAGTTGATTTAGCCTTATGTGTCTCATCAATAATTACTGCATCAAACTGCTCAAAGTATTCTTTATCCTTTTTAACTAGTGATTGATACGTACCTATTACTACGTTTCTACCTGCTCTAATCTTTTGTCCAGAATATATTTGTTGTATTTTGATATTAGTTCCGTTTCTCCAGTTATAGTCCATAAAGTCCTCAGAGGCTTGTACAACTAACGAAACATTTGGTACAATGAATAGTATTCTACCTGCTTTGCCTTTATCTAATATATACGCAACTGCCATATACGAGATAAGAGTTTTACCAGCTGAAGTTGCTAACTCACTTAAACATCTTCTAAATTTTAAGATATTATATGCGGCTTCAATTTGATAGTCTCTTGGTGTAATTTCATGGCCTTCAAAATATTCATTTGCCCATTGTGTAAATTCATCTTGCTTTACACTCGGATCGAATAGTGAAGTAACACCATTCATTTTTAAATCATACTTATATGTTTTAGCCATATCCACCACTTCTTTCCAAAGTCCAGATGGAATCCACTTATCATCTTTTATATAAGAGATATAGCCATCCCATAGACCCTTCTTTACTAAAGGGTGGAATCGCCAATTATCAATTCTACGATTAAATGTAATATTTAATTGTTCTAGCTCTAAATCGCTAGCTTCATCAACACGTAGAAACTGTTTATTTTCTGTTAAACTTAGTTCCATTTATTATAGTCCGTTCAAAGACAGTCTGTTTCTAATTGCAAAGCCCATGTTATCTAGGGTCTTAACTGAACTTGCAAAGAATTCTAATTGGTTTTCAAGATGAGATAATATCATATTGTCATCTGCTAGGTCTCCTTCTAAAAACTTTTCTTTTTGTTTTTCACCTAACTTATAGTCATATTCATAGTATCTAATATAGGCTTCCCTATATCTTAAACTAATTCCTGTCTTCTGTTCTTTTATTTTTACGTTTAAGTATGCAATCTGATCTACACAAGTCTGTCTTGATGATAGCGTTTCTGCTATTACCTGTTCCATACCGTCTACTTTTTTAAGTCCTCTTGCGAGTCCTCTTATTGTGTCAGACCATTGTGTTCTTTGTGCAGATAACTTTTGATCTAACGCTTGAATCTTTTCTTTACTCATATTAGTTATATTAGAACAGAGACTTTTTGTTTGGATTTGGCTTAATAAATTTAGCAGCTTTTTGAGCTTTTTTAAATTTAGGCTTCTCCACAACAAAGTTATTACTCTGTACGTTAAACTCTTCTACGTCAAAATCAATAATTAACTTATTGCCTTTAAATCTCTCTGAATCTTTCAGAAAGTCTTCTAGATTATCTTCTACCATATCAGTTATACATACCATAGATCTAATTCGCTTGATGTAAAATAGTTTTCAATTTCTTTCCATGCTTTGGATTTTTGCTCGAAACATACTCTAACCAAATCGTTGAGATCTTTTATGTTATATGTATCTAGCTTAAAATCTGTTAGAAACTTAGACCACATAAATACCGGTCTACCCTTCTTTAATTTCTCTGCCATTTTCTTTTTACCAGTTGCATCGTTATCAAACATATAACGTACAGTTGCCATTTCATCAAATTCCTCTGTAGATCTACCGGCAGTTGCTAGTGCTAAAGAGTTATGCATAAATTTTGCATCGATCGGTCCCTCGAATAGAGTGACTGGCTGTTGGAAATTAACCTGCATAATACCAAATAGTGTTGAGGCCTTTGCAAGTTTTGTTAATGTTTCCGGTTCTAATTCAAGCGGCTTTCCCCATTCTTCATAGAGCTTAGGTAAATCATAGGTAAGATACCTGGACCCATAGCCTTTCATGCGTCTTGATTGTGCGCCGATAATTTTACCTTCAATTCCCATATTTAAAATCCAAAGTCGATTACCTTTTTGGGAGAAAAGAAATTCATCCGCTTTATTGTGTAATAACCTATCTTTAAGTTGGAACCATATCCAATCACCTGGTGTTATTTCTTTAGCGCCAAATATCTGTTTAAATTCAGATACTGTTAATGCCAACTCTTGGACGCTAGCAAGAGATGAATTCTGTAATACTTGTTCTTGGCTTACCTGTGACTTATTAGCTTTTATATAGTCTATAATAGTAAATGAGTCGCCAGAGTTTGGCATACGAATCTCATGGTCTTTTAATATACCATAAAGATTTGTGTGGTGTGAACAATTGTAACAATGATACTGAAGAGTGTCCCAATACATGTTGCCACGTTTTTTAGTGTCATCTGTATGTGAATCTCCACAATAAGGACATGCCAGGGTTATTCGACCTGGCATGTCTTTAAGTAGTTGCTTGTTAGGAGTAGAATGTTGTTCTACACAGACTTGTTTCAGTGCTTTCTTTATTCTGCTCTTAAGCTCCTCAGTTAATTGTATGTTATTAGAGGTTGAGGTCATTCAAGAAAGAATCTAAATCATCATCCGTATTAGCTTTCGCTGGTTCTGATGCAGTTGCTGCTGCGGCTGCTACTGGAGCTGCTGCTACTGGTTCTGCCTTTGGAGTTGCCTTTGATGCTGGAGTTGATGTAACTTCTGCAATAGATTCTCCTGGATTTAAATACATTCTAAGAACGTTGTTTACAAAAGAACGAGTATCTTCGTCCCATGCTTTATAGTCATAGCCTGCAAGTGATGGAGCTGCTTCCAATTCCTCTTTAATACTTGCCATAGCTTCTTTAGATCTTTCTGCTGGAGTTTCTCCCATTAAGATTGCAGATTTACTTGAAGAGAATTTAGACTTATCGTAATTGTTGTATTCACCCTGTCTTGTAATAACTAATTCAAAGTTCTTACCTTCGAATAGGTCATATACTTGTGTTGGCTCACCAAAGTCTGGCTTCAATTCAGAATCAATCTTCTCTTTAATCTTATATCCAAATTTGAATACTTTGTAAGTACCTTCCATTTCTGGGTTTTGTGGGTCCTTAACGATCTTAATTAGAGAATAGTACTGCTGACGTCTCTTTAATTTCTCTGATGACTTACGGTCTACTGCAGAATCTGATTTTCTTAATTTCCAGAATACATCTGCAATTGGACAGTGTTCACCAATTGTTTGTGGAGAGTCTACTAATTTACCATCTCCATTAGAGTTAGTTAACCAGTGTACGTACTTTTGGATCAGAGATTTTCTTGGGTTCTCTGGGTTTGGTACAAAACGAATTAATGCTTTGTAAGTGCCGTCTTTACCGTCGTCGGCTGTAGGTTTGTAAATCTCGTTTACGGTTGTTCTTTCAGGCTGGTGTGTTTCCACATCTTCCACGCCTAAATTAAAAATGTCAAATGAATCGCTCATAATTTTCTTTTAGTTGTTTAAAATTGTTTAATAATGAAATACTTTAATTGTCTTTCAGTTCCTTATAGTTGTACAATAACCAATAGTTTCAAACTAGTTCTAATTATTTGTTCGGTGCTCCAATTCCAATCAACGCGTGATCGTGTTTGATTTCAATTTTGCCAATTCCCTTAGTTGTATAAGGGTGGCAATACGAACAAATTAAAGCGGATCCACCAGCTGGAAGTTCATGCCCATCTGATAAACCATCACTACATGCAGTATATTGAATTTCTAATATTTCGTCTTTAGACATATTAGTTATTTTAAATACTTCACACAGCATCACAACTAGTATTGAATGTTAATATAGCTCCATCCGGTTCCTTCCATCTATTATCCTCTAACTTAATCAGTCCTGACTTGTTGAGTAACGCCTCACGGTCTTGAGCCGTAATCTGGTTAAACTCTACCATTTTTTGTAGGATTCCTTGTAGACGAAGGTAATCTGCTGAAATTAACATACCATTCAATGTTTTGTTTATTATACTTATTATATATCTGAATTCCATTTTGTTTCTAGATAATATGTTAATAACTTTGTTTCAAAATAAGTGCCGAAATATTTTTTTATGTCAATTAAATTTCGTATATTAGTACTGTAATTAAAAACTAATAAACATGAGTAATCCACACTACGAACATCAATTAAAATTAGACGCTATGAAGAAACACACTAAATTGTCGTCAAGAAACAAAGACCTTCTTTTAATGGGGGCTAAGGCCACTGGAAGCTTTCTAGAGGGTTATTATTATATAGAGGAAAGTTTATACATCGATGAGGCTGCCTCGCTCCATTCGTTCTGTACATGGATTGATGACATCATCGGAGGCGCAGGACCAGTTAATATTGATATGCTTTGGTTAGGTTTTAAATACCCTGAAGTAGATAGATATTCTTTGGCTTGTGTAGAAATCAAGAAACAAATGGATGAAATTAAAGCATACTGTTAAGATGAAGAAAGAAACTTTTAAGTGCTGTATTTGTGACACGCTTATTCTAAGTTCACATGGCAATAATCCATGGCCAGTAAAAGATCATGGTAAGTGCTGTGATACATGTAATTCTAATACGGTAATCCCTATGAGAATTGCTTGGTATACTACTGGTTAGAAAATAGTTTGAGATTTGTTGAACCTTTTTGAAACCTTTTCTGGGTAGTCGCATATAAGTTATGTCTTTAACGCCAAAGGAAGATAAGTACCATTCCAGGGCTGAGGGCAGAGACTAGGCTGAAGGCAGAGATTAGGACAGTTTTGGAGTCCCGCGGTTTGAAGCAGATTTAGTTAGTCTGGCAAATTTTCCCCAAGTTGCTGAAGCAAATAATGATTAAGGAACCAAGCATCGACTAGATCATCAAATGGTTTCGGGACTTTCTTAACCTCATCACCTATATCATTTACACAATACTTAAATAAAGAAGTCTTAGCTAACTCTGGACTCTCTACTATATTATTTAAGAAGGCAACCCAAAGAGCTAACTTATTCATATTCCCTTTACCAGCATGTTTCTTAATTGTAGTAGGTGCAACGGTCAGTAAATTTTTGACCTCGAGTTGATTTATCATTTGTTCTTTAAGGATCGCAGCTCCTGCTGCCATGTCAATCATATTATTAGTTCCCATCTTAGAACCGTATGACGTACCTTCGAATGCTATATGATAATCTTGTTTTGTCTTAGTTATATTGACGATTAGGTTAATAATATCGTCGGCTGTCTTAATGTATCTCTTGATTTTTGCGAACTCGTTCTTAGAGTAATCTCCAACTGAAGATTTCCAATCGGGTTGATGGACTAGAGTCACATCAGAAAAAGTACTTATTTCTTCTTGTCTTCGCTGTTCGGCTTTTGTACCTGAGCCTGCTTTAATATATGAGATAAAGTGATATTCATTCGTGTCAGATTGCCAGACACATATACCAGGGGAATTAAGCGAGAAGTCAACTGTAACTAGATTCAATTTAGAAACGTTTACCCATTGCAGCACCTAAAGCAGCACCGACTAATCTGGAGGTTAATAAATCGTAAAAGATACCTTTCTGAATACCAAGAACTCTGGCAATCATTTTACCAACACCTTTACCTAGAGCAAAACCGGTTAAACCACCGATGATAGAACCTAAAAGTCCTTCTTCTACTAGATCTTCTTCTAATCTATCTAAATCAAAAGCGCCAGTTTCTTCGTTATGATATTGTTGTACAAATTGTTCCAAAGCATGGTCCACTTTTTCTTCTAATTCTTCAGTCCATTCTGACTGTAAGCCTTCTTGTAAAAGTTGCATGTCAGTATCTGTTAGTTGGGTTTCAACTAAGTACTCGTTAAATGTTTTAGTATCTCTCATGATTTATATATCAATCTATTTCTAATCTTAAATCTAGCTTATTGTAAAAGAACGTACATTCAAACGTATTGAAGTCAGCAACATTCTCTGCCATATTTAAGTTTAACTCATTTATAGAGTTCATTATTATTTTATTAAATTCCATATAGGCTACTGAACTTCCTTCTGCATCTAAAATTCTTAGAGTCATTGGTTCTATATAAGGCTCTTTAGTAGATCTAGCATAGTAGTATAAAAGAGTATCTTGCATAATCCAATAATTAATGAAGCCATCTAATAACTGCATAGTTACTGTGAATTCTCTAGAAATTGTATTTTGAATTGGCACTGCACCTCTATGGTATCTTGTAGTTCCATCGTTATCCGCTTGAGTAATTGGATCAAAAGATAAGCCTGGGATATTAAGTCCTTGAATAGAGTAGTTAATTAAATCAACTGGTTCTGCTAACAGATTACCTGGAGTTTTATTTAAGTAAGCTTTATATTTGTCTGCAACTTCTTGTGGTATAAAATTTCTAGGGAACCTAAAATCGTATGAATTATTTCTGCTATTTAATATCATTAGTTGCTTATGAATTTACCTTTTGTTACCATAGTCTCGTCAGTACCATTATCAATACTAATATAAAATGTATCGGATTTCATACCTCTAATAGAGTTTGCATTTTGCTCGTTAATCTTAAATAATACTTCTCCCTGTGACATATCCACATCTTTATTATACACGTGGTTAAATTTTAATTTAGTCTTACCATCACTAAATGATAAGATAACTAATTCGGCGTTCTCAAAAGATATTAATTCGAAATCATCACCTTTCTTTTTGCTAATTACAAATTTAATATATGTAGCAAATGGTGGAATAGTAATAGTTAAATCACCCTCATTTACAAATTCACTAGTATCTAATTCTTCAACATCTTTAATCATATCATTATTACCAGCACCTACAAGTTCTACTTTAGCAGATGATGCAACAACATTATATCTTTCAACAAATGCAGGAACATATTTAATAGTTCTAGGCAGGTTATCTGTAATAAACCCAGATATAACTTTATTAGAAGTTAAACTAGGAAGTACATTGTATACCTCAGTTAAAATATTTGGATTATCAATTTTAAGCGCCTGTAATTTTTTACCGTATTTAGCAGCTTGATTTACCGTCAATGAAGCCTTCTTTGTAATCTGAGTATTATCTGTTTGATTGTAAATTCTCATGGTTACATCAATTGAAAAGTTTACAGCGACTCCTGCATTTTGAATAACAGGTCTAAAAGTAACTGGCGTACTAAAGTCTTCATATTGTGTAAATGTGTTTTGAGTAGTCTTAATAAACGAAGTACCTACTTGTTCAAATACATCTACATCAAATATTACAACTATATCATCAGATGAAGTTTGAATTCTATTTAATATATGACCTTCAAAGCCTGCTATAGAATTATCTTTTTCACCGTAAATCTTAAAGTAATCTCCATCGTCAGCATCTTCTACATTAACAGTAAAGTCTACAAACTCATCTTCTCTAGCAACGCTAAATTTATTCTCTTCTCCAGTATAAACATAATCGTAACCACCTTTAGTTTCTAATCTATCTAAAAGTTTAAATGAAATTCCGTAATTAGAAAATGGATTTAAGTCACTAGAGCCTATGCTACCATCGCCATAAAATCTGTCATCGAATTCTGAATTCTGTCCAACTAAACTTGGGATCTTAATATTAATATATTTAGACCATAGAGTTTCTCCTAAAATAAAAGGCTTAGGATTAGATAGTTCAAAGTTACTTTGATTTAAATAAACGATTTGTGTTAAAAAGTTTTTAATCCTAGTATTTCTTTCAACGTCTACTTCAAACAAGAACCCTTCATATCCTCTAGCAGCAAAACTAAAACCAGATCTTAAGTGTAGTCTTACAGTATCATATAAGATAAAGTTAATATTAGCAGTTGCTTCTGTTTGATAGTCTAATAAAGAATCTTCTCTACCACCAGTCCACTCTAATGAATTATTAATAAAATTTTGTTGTTCGTAATTACCGGTTGAATCGTAGCCTAATAAAGCGTATTTAGTTTTATCATTTCCAGGTACGTTTACTGCATGGTATCTACCAATTGTTTGATTAATATCATTTCCTGTTTCTTCATCAGGTGTAGCGAATAAAGGATTAGCTCTAGTATCTACAATTGCCTTACCACCAATTAAACCAGGATAAGAATAACTCACGTTACCATTTACAACTGGAGTATATTCTGCAATATTAGTTATCGCCGAAAATGAATAAACACCTAAGTTATCACTAATCTCAAATAATTCAGGTTGTGGTAATCCATTTAAATCAAATTTATATGTCTTACCATTCTGCATTAGTAAAGTTCTAGCAGCAAAGTTTTCAACTGCAAGATACCCAGATATAATAGTAACGTCAAAGTTAACTACTGCGCTACCTAATTCTGAAATCAAGTGCCTAGTATTAAATGGACTATCTTTTATAGTGTCCAAAAATTTAACCTCACTACCATTATCATCGACCTCAATACGATACTTCTCTTGATCGCCTTGGTCGTGGTATATAAACTCAAGTAATATATCTTGGTCTATTCTAAAATATCTTGAAGATTCAGCCATGTTTTAAAATTGTAAAAATTTAGGTGACCAGTAAAGCCCCACGCCAATTGATGGCCCAGTACTAATTACTTGGTTATTGTTTAAGTTAATACCATATCCAACTCCAAAACCAACTAACCATCTAGATTTCTTTTGATCTTTTCTATTTAATCTGCTATTAACCAGGTTTATATTTTCAATATCTTTAATCTCTAACCCAGGGTAGCTTGTTGATAGCTTTAATCTATCAGCTCCGTTTACATTTTCAATTGCTGCCATTAGGCTTAGAGTTTGTGTCAATTCAAACTTAGTTTCTAATACTTTAAATTTTTCAAATTCATATTTAAAGGTAGAAAACCCTGTTAGTTTTCTAGAGTTACCATCACCGAAATCTTCTGATGATGCAAACGTAACTTTAGTAGTTGTCGTGTCAATAGTCTCAGTTGTAGTAGTTACATCTAAACTATCTGTAATTTCTAAGTTAGCTGAAATTAATGAGTTAACTTCTTTTAAGTCATCATTAAGCGCTAACGCCTTCTTATACTTTTTAGTCAACTTAGATTGGCTAGATTCTAGATTTGATAAATCAAATTCATAGGATCTAATCTGAGCAAGCTGATCTCCATTATCGTTTCTTAGTATTGTAACTGAGTCTTGAGCAGCCTTAAAGTTATTAAGTTGTCTACCAGCATCTTCTTGTGCTAATTTAACATCTTGTTTTAAGTTCTCAATACTATTACATTGTCTAAGAAAAAACAAACACAAAAGAGCTCCAGCGATAAATGTCACTAGAGTTCTATTTGAAAGTAT